AAGACCTGGGTTGTTGGCGCTTGCCACAACATTAACGATAGTTCTGTTGTTGAGTTAGTACAGCAAGGACTGGTCAAAATTGCTGTGATTAACACTGACGCCATTAGCAGAGATGTTATTGCCTGGGAATTTTTAATAAAAGGGCATCTAAGTACTGGCACTAATCTTCGACCCGATTTAAACACAGATCAAGAAAGAATTGCTGCTGCTGAACTCATGCTGAATTTTCGGTGCAGTCCGACTAGCAGGATGGATTACAGTCACTTGCCTGCTGTTAATTTAGATTATCAATTGTTGTTTGCGCTAGGGGGCAGTAGATATCTTTGCAATCAACTGGATACATCTGCCACAGACCGTCATCATGACTTTTGGAATGCCATGTTGCCATTTACTACTGTGCCAGATTCTGTAGAACGCTGGGGCAAAATTTGGCGGCGCAGCGATTACTCATTGATTCAATATGTTCATGTGCAAGGCAACTAGAGCACTGTATCCTAGGGCATGTGCTTTCTTGAATGTGTATCCTTGACTGGTATTGCCATCCCAGACTGAATCAAAAACATCTAGCCAAGGCTGATTCTGCAGGTGCGCCTTGCCCGGACGTATGATTGATATAAATGCTGCCATTCTGGGTATGCTGTCAGGTCGCATGGATTCAAGTAAATGCCCATAATTGCCCACGTGAACCAACTGGCGGGACCATTCAGGATCTTGCCATAGTCTTGCCCAGGGTGGTGTGGCTGCAAGCACAGCGTCATAGTGTTCGGGACTCTGAATCAACTGATACACACTCATGTTTAGAAAGTCCAGTTTGAAGTAGCCACGTGATTCTGCTGACTCGTAGTCTATAGCAGCACAGTGATTCACAGGATCTTGAGGAATGTCTGTGACATACACTCCTGAGTTGTGGCGCCTGGCACGTCCATCTGTGATCTGCCGTGCAGGAGTATGCTGAATTAGTTTCAGTATATCATCGCGATTAGAGAAGTCAATGTCGATATCTGCGCTCATGTTACCATCCTGCTTGTTTCAAAATGTTCTTGGCATAGGCCTGATCCTGGGGTCTATCCTGAAATCTCTTTTGCCAGGCATCGCTGTCAATGTAGGGCCATATCATGGCAACCTGTGTGGTGTCTAGTTCGCTTAGAAATTTCTGTCCGGATTCCGAATTGTAAATTACCCAGGCACTTATTCTACCTGCGGTCACAGCATAGCACAGCACATTGGCATTGCCGTATCTCATGCAATCATGTGCAGGGCTGGCGTTTTTTTCTGACCAGTCTATGCCGAACTCTATGGCTCTTGTGAGTGCATCATCCACTGCTTCAACTTTTAGATGATCCACTAGATATTCTGTGTACACCTTGTCACTGCACCAGTGATCAATCTTGCGATTGTGTTTCAACAACCAGGCCATGAATCTTTCTGGATTGATCACTCGAGTGTTTACACAGTAGTGTCCAAACTTCACAAACCCACGATAATAGCTGCTTTCACAAAAGGTATCGTGTGTTTTGTTTCTGGCTGATCCGGCCATGCTTTCATAAAAGCGAATGTAGGCTTGAAATCCCAGTCTTGGTCCTGGTTCGTCACGCTCGCGTCGACGACGTTTGGGTTCACACATGTGTGCCTGTATAGATGTTTCTCTCACAAACTCTTTTTTGCAGTATTCACACACATGAGTCATGCTGATTACTTCTTGGTGTTGCCTGCGTCTCGATTGTATGCGTCTAGTTCTTTCTGTGTGACCAGTTCTGCCATCACATCAATTTCATCATCCTTGTAGGTGGGATAGATTTCCATCAAGGCCTTGCGCTTGGCACTGAGTCCTGCTTCTTTTTTCTTGGGAGCTATCCAGGGATGTCGCATTGTGCCCATGCCCGGACTCATGGCGGTGGCACACAACCATTGCAGTTTGGGATGACGACCTATGTCAAAAAAGTGCTTGTTGAGATAGTGATTGCAGCTTTGCACATAGTATTCTTGCAGTTCCTGAGCACCGTCCACTGCTGAGCCCCAGCGCAACATTAAAAACGTGGAGAATTTTTTGCGTTCATCCGAGTCAAGTTCGTCATAGAACTGCCTGTTCTTGACGTCCAGTTGTCGCATCTCGTTTGAAATGTGTAGTTTATCGTTCATGTGGTCTTGCTCAGTTGATAGATCATTATAGCACGTTCCAGGGCATCTTGTAAAGTGGGATTGGTCCGGGCCGTTCGCCGAATCTCGCCCCACATTTTATCTTCCATTATGTGATCATACAAGGGTCTACCGTCACTGGTTCTGGGATCATGGTCGTAACCTACTACTGTGCGCTCAAGTTCGCCCACACGTCTGGAGTACACAGTACCTGCCACACGCTCGTAGATCAAAGGCACACCAGGCACAAGACTACCCATACTGATACCCGTACTGAACATGTGCCCAACGCAGGAATCGTTCTAGGCCTTCACAGTCTTCGGGATAACTTTCCAGATACAGGCGGGCCAATCGATTGATTGTTACAAATACTTCAGGTTCTGTGTACATTACCAGACCTTAAAATAAACTTGATTGTATAAATACATTATGTTCCTTACTAACAAATATTCTAAATACTACTTTAACATAGTTACCAATGCAAAAGCAAGAACTTTGGCAATTGATACTTATGTAGAAAAACATCACATTATCCCACGTTCGTTAGGCGGACTAAACAATTCTGACAATATTGTAAAGCTCAGTGCTAGAGAACATTTAGTTTGCCATCGATTGTTAGTCAAAATGACCAGCGGACTTCAAAAATCTAAAATGGCGTTTGCTGCTTGGAGAATGGTATTTTCTAGTAGCAAACATAAAAGAGTTAAAGTTACTGCTAGAGTTTATCAATCAATCAAACTAGAAATGTCAGTGGCTGCAAAAGAGAGAAGCAAATCTTACAGGCATTCAACTGAATCTAAACAAAAGATATCTGAGTCTAAAATAGGAAAATCTAGAGATGTTACGTGGGGCGATAAAATTTCTATCGCAAACACAGGAAAAAAACGATCCCCATTGTTGGTTGATACTAAAGAAAAAATATCACAGAGTCTCAAAGGTAAACCGCTAGGTCCTGCATCTAGCGAGCATCGGCAAAAAGTAGCAGAATCAAAAAAAGGTAAAAAAATTCAAGTTGATCCAATTACTGGTCGCCGTTACTACCAATAACCTACCATGCTTTGTTGTAGTCCACAATTTCGCAGTTGCGGCTGACGTCTTTGACAAAGTACACACAGTCAGGTTGTTCAGCGTCGTTGATGGGCACACACAACATCTGCCCGTTCTTGAGTTTGGGTGCGTACCAAGACACTTCTTGATAAACATCAATGATCTCAATGGGCGGAAAACTGGGCCTAAAGCTGCTGAGAGGATTGAACTGGAACACATTGAAACCGCGATCATTGATGCTGGTCAAGGGCAGCATTTCTAGATCACCTAGGTCTGGCTCACCAATTAGAATCTGCCAGTCCACAGGCATCTTGATTCTGGCATCGCCTATCTGCAGCACCAGGGCAGGTGCGCTGAAGCTTTCTAAAAATATCAAAGGAATGTAGTGATAATCTGGATCTTGTGGATTGCTGTTGTCTAGTATGGCAAAACGCATGTCATCTACTTCGTCGGGCAAATGATCCAGGTCATAGGGTTTGTTGTCTAGTGTTAAAATGCGAATTTTGTGCTCCAGGATAAATAAAAGTGCAGATCGCGTAGCGCCAACTACCATCTGCTCTAACAGTTAATAAGGAACTATCAGACATGTATTTACAAAACAAGTATACTAAGTGTTATTATAGCATCATTGATCGGGCAAAGTCAAGAGATTTACCCAAAGAAATTTATACAGAACGCCATCATATTATACCTAAATCATTGGGCGGGGCAAACGGCAAAGACAATTTAGTAAAACTCACAGCAAAAGAACATCGTGTTGCTCATATTTTATTACCCCGCATGACTATCAATCCTGCACATACAAAAAGTATGTGGTATGCATTATGGATGATGTTAAGAACTAAAAATACTAATCAACAAAGAACAATCTCTAAAGGAAGTGCATTTGAAATTGCCAAGATCAAAGTAGCCGAAAATTTATCGCAACTTCATAAAGGTAAAACTGTATCAAAAGAAACAAGAGAAAAAATGTCTAAATCTTGTCAAGGTAGAGAATCAGCATTTAAAAATAAAATGCATACTACATCATCAAAAAATCTATTATCCATTGCTCGTAGTAAAGCCTGCATGTCTCCAACAGGAGAAACGTTTAAAAGTGCTAAAGAAGCGGCTTTTGCATACAAGGTGTCTCCTGAATCGCTCAGAGCAAAAATCAATCGTGGTGTAAGCGGCTGGTCATTTATTTAAGTCAAGCGATCTTCATCCATTCTAATTTCTCTAAGGACATTGGATATCCAGCTTCCTTATAAAAAACTTTTCTTTTTTGTAGGTGCCTTTTAGCATGATTTTATTATATACAGTTTGTTAACTAAAGTCAACCGTTGTGAGTATGTGAGCAACTTCAGTGGCCATTCGTTTCTGCCAGACAGGATCATCGGTATGAAATCCTGGACTCATTTTAAAACCCTGGTAGGTGGCCAAATTGGTGCATTCATGCGGAGAAAATTCTCCCAGCAGATCTATGACTTCAGGACTTGATGGATATGGCAACACAGCCAGGTTGTTGAACAAACAGTTCAAGGAATAGGCAAATGGCAGGCCACGCAGCCGACATTCCAACAACATACACCTGGCTTGAACGCAGGCCTTGAACAGCATCATTTGTTCATCTGCTGTGGCCTGATAATAATCCACTGCCAGGCGTTGGTCTGCAGTCAAGTCCTGATGTGCATTGGTTGTCCAGATTCTTTTAGGGTGATCATTTTTGGCGTCTAGTCTAAATTCAATTCTGTTGGGTATGGTAAATCCCAAGACCACAGCGTCCGGTTTTAACTTTAGTCCTTGAAAAAATTTCCAGGCCACA